TAACTGGTTGGATCGCAGAAGCAGAAACAAACCCAGGTAGTCCATCGCCTACAGCATCTTATGATATAACGTTATTAAATCCTGATTCTGTAGACGTTTTAGGAGGAGAAGGTGCGGATAGGTCGGCTACTGCGTCAGAATCCATTTTGCCAAAAATTGGTAATGGTTATGGCGAAAAATTTGTAAGCTCTGTTCTTACAATGGCAATCGCTAATCAATCTGTTAACTCCGCCGTTGGTACGTTTAAGATAATAGTCAGAAAGGTTTGACAATGAATCCTCTAACATTATGGACAAGCATGAGACCGATGGTCAAGATGACAATAATCATATGCATAACGATTATATTTGTTGCGGCTATGGTGACAGGTTATTTTGATGAAATATTGAGTCTTATGCCTATGGCGAAGTAAGACTTTTCATAATAATTACAAGAGGTTATAAAATGCCTAAAAAACTGCATAAAGCACTAAAAAAAACAGCGAGGGAGAAAGGGCTGAAGGGTGACAAGGCCAAGGCTTATGTTTATGGGACTATGAAAAGGAAAGGTAAGAAATAATGGTAGCTGGTAGGCCATTGAAATTTAAAACACCGGAAGAGTTGCAAGAGGAAATAGACTGGTATTTTTTCGAGGCTGAATACGATTGTTGCGGATATCCAAGAGACACAAGGAAGTACATAACTATAACAGGTCTTGCACTTCATCTTGGTTTCGCTGATAGGCAAAGTGTTCAAGACTACAGAAAGAGAGACAAATTTTCTTTCACAATAAAAAGAGCTTGCACAATTATAGAAAATTATCTTGAAGAATGTTTGTTTGGTAACAATGTTACCGGGATAATATTTAATCTCAAAAATAATTTCGGGTGGAAAGATAAGAGCGAGCAAGAGATATACGGTAAGGGTGGGAAAGATTTAAAATGGGAAGTCGAGATCGTTAAACCAAAGGATAACAATGCCTAAAATACAGCTACCAGAAAAATTGCAAAGGATACTTACAACCAAGGCGAGGATAATTGTTTTGATTGGTGGTAGGTCTTCTGCAAAATCTGAAAGTGCCGGGCGTTTTCTTTTGATGAAAAGTCAGACTGAAAGGGCTGATGTTTTATGTGGTCGTGAATTTCAAACATCTATAGACGATTCCGTCCATAAACTATTAAGGAATTTGATAACAAGAATACCAGCACCAGGCTTTGAAGTAACTGATAAAAAAATAGATTGCACCACCGGTGGGTGCTTTAGGTTCAAAGGGTTCTCAAGAAACCCAGAGGCGGTTAAATCTGCCCAAGACTTTAAATATGCATGGATGGAAGAAGCACAGACGGCAAGCCAGGCGACAATAGACGACTTACTGCCAACCATTAGAGCAACAGGATCGCAAATACTATTTACTGCCAATCCACAATCATCAGCCGACCCATTCAGCAAGAGGTTTATTGTTCCTTTCTTACACCAGCTTAGGACAGATGGATATTACGAAGATGATATGCATTTAATCATAATGTGTAATTGGCGTGATAATCCGTGGCATGAAGAACTTGAACAGCAAAGACTATGGGATTTCGAGCACTTACCAAGGGCTAAATATGATTGGATTTGGGAAGGTGCATTCAACGATAGTATAGAAGATCCTTTAATTTTAGCTGAATGGTTTGATTCATGTATCGACGCACACAAGGTATTAGGATTTGAACCAATAGGTGTTAGGTTTTCTTCTCATGATCCATCAGACACAGGGCCAGATAATAAAGGATTCGCTTTTAGACATGGCTCTGTTGTACTTGACATACAGGAAAAGATAGATGGTGATATAAACGTTGGTGGTGATTGGGCTTTAGGGTTAGCTTTAAACCATAATTCTGACGCTTACACATGGGATTGTGACGGAATGGGTGTTGGGTTAAACAGACAGACAACAGCAGCATTCAGTGGTAAAAATACAACAATAAGCATGTTCAAAGGGTCAGAAGGTGTGGATAACCCTGATTCAATATTTGAACCTACAGACAAAGCACCAATACAAGATCAGAAAACAAACAAACAAGCGCTAAAGAATAAACGAGCGCAATATTATTTCGAACTTAGAAAAAGAGTATACAAAACATTCAGGGCGATAAACGGAGAATACCATGATCCAGACACATTAATATCTTTTGATTCATCAATAAAGTTATTGCCTAAATTAAGATCTGAATTGTGTAGAATGCCTATTAAGCCAAATGGCGCTGGACTATTTGAACTATACTCAAAACCTGAAATGAAAAGCAAATTTAAATTTGAATCTCCAAACCTTGCGGATTCTGTTATGATGCTGACGCGTACGCCACACCAACCAAACATAAGTACATTTACAATGCCAAAACCAATAAAACCAGTCGGGAGACGTAGATAATGCCACTAAAATTACATGAGCTGAAAAGATACCACGATAAAGCGTTCGAATCTGGACAGGTTAACCGAGAACGAGCGGCAGAAGATAACGTTTTCTTTTGGTTGACACATTGGGATGATACAGCCTGGGCGAATTCTATGCTTGAGTATCGTGGCGAGTTTGACATGCTCCAAAGTGCTGTTAAACAGGTGCAGGCCGATCTCGCATCAAATCCAATTCAAAATGATTTCGAAGCTATTAACGATACTCCGGACGAGGTGGCAGACTTGGCAGATGGTTTGTATAGACGTGACGCGAATAGTAACACATCTCTTGAGGCTTATAAAGTAGGGTCACAAGAATGCACAATATGTGGGGTGGGTGCATGGTTGTTGGAAACAAAATACAAATCAAATAGAACAGGTGACAAAAAGCAAAAGATAGTAAGGCGGCCAGTATATGAAGCAAACAACAATGGATTTTGGGACCCGAACGCAAAGAGAATAGATAAATCAGATGCTGATTACTTTTCTCTATTATGGGCATACTCAGAAGATGGATACAAAAAACTTGTCAAAGAATTGACAGGTGAAGAACTCGAAACCATATCAACTGAATCTTTCAGCCATCCGGAACATTCATACCAATTTCCGTGGATCGGTGGTGAAGGCAAAAAGATATTTGTTGCTGAATTTTATCACCGGGAGAAAGTAAAAGAGAAATTACTCACAATGCAAGATCCTTTCGGTGGGGTTCAGCTATTAAGAGAACGGTCGCTTGAAACTGTGATGGACGAAATGCTAGAACTTGGGTTCACAATCGTTGATGAAAAAGAGATTGAAGTATGGGAGGTTAGAAAATATATTGCCTCCGGTGCTGAAATACTAAACGGTAAAATGAAAGACGATGAGCGAACAGGAGAACGCATTGCAGGTGAGAATATACCTGTTGTTCCAGAGTATGGAGAAATTGCAATAGTAGAGGGTGAGGTTCACTATGAGGGTGTGATAAGAAGGGCTAAAGACGGTCAACGAATGCGAGACTTCTCGTTCTCTTATCTGTCTGATATTTTCTCAAAGGGTCCACGTGAGAAACCAATATTCACCAAGGAACAGCTTGCTTCTCTAGAATATATGTATGATATGTCAGGTTCTGATAATAACTTTCCTTATTTGTTACAAAATAGTAGAGATGCAAACGGAAGAGAGTTACCATTCGGCCCGGTTGGAATGTTGCCAGCACCAAATATACCACCAGCATTGGCGGCGGCAATAGAGCTATCATCAACAGCGATCAGGGAAGTCGCAAACCCTGGACTACCCCAAGATATTGCAGACCCAGACACAAGCGGAAAGGCTGTTCTTGCACTCCAAGCAAGACTTGATATGCAGTCAATGATATACCAGGAAAATAAGAAATTTGCTATGAGGCGTGACGGTGAGATTTATATCTCAATGGCTTCAGAAATTTACGATATCCCAATGAAAGAGAAGATTGAACTTCCAGACGGCACGAAAAAAGAAGTTGAGATCATGCAGTCGGTGATCGATGAGGAAACCGGGGAACCTGTATTCCTCAATGATTTACGTATGGCTGAGTTCGATATAACAAGCAGGATAGGAGCCTCATACTCAAGCCAGCGTGACCAGACATTGGATAGACTTGAAACAACTCTTGCGGGTATGGCCCCAGATGACCCGATGAGAAAAGCAATGCAATTGAAGATCATCCAGCTTTCAGACGGCGTAGAAATGGAAGACCTGAAAGAATACGCAAACAAACAGCTTGTACTTTCTGGAATTAAACAACCTGAAACCGACGAAGAAAAGGAACTACTTGCACAGGCCCAGGCACAACCACCAGAGAAGGACGCTGCTATGGTATTAGCTGAAGCAGAACAATTAAAGGGCCAAGCAGATATCATGGAAGAAAAACGGCAAGGTATACAGATGCAGCTTGACGATGAAAACGAAAAATCTAAACAACAGATTGATGTATTTAGGGCAACAACTGACAGATTGAAAGTTCAAGTAGAAGCTCAAAAAGCCGGGGCCGTCATAAGCAAAACCAATGTTGAAACAGTTGGAAAACAGCTTGAGAATGAATCTAAAATGATAGAAGAAGACTATTCGACTAAAAGCAATGAAGAATTATTCAAGATGTTATTAGCAGGTTAACAATGGAAGAGCTAAAAGGTATATCAGGAATTCAACCTGAATACAGAAAACCTCGGAGTGTTATGGAAAAGCTTGAGGGTTTTAAAAGTAAAATCTTTAAAGATTCTGTGATGGAACCAGGCTTTATAGAATCGTTGACGGCACCGGAAGGCTCACCGATTGATTATGAAAACGTTTCAAGCCTTGCTGGTGGTAGAATCCGTGAGGCGATTGTCGACCCATTAAAAAGATACGGAAAAGCATTACACAAAGGGTTCTCAGGGAAGCCTATAACAATAAAAGATCAATTAGATTTGATAGAGGGTATGATTGATACAACTATTGGAGGCTTGTTCACACATGGGGTGAAGAAGGGTGGGTTTGACCCTAATGATCTCTATTCTTTTCCTGCTTTTAGTCGTGTTGGCAAAGAGGGTAAGCTTATAGGAGGGCAAAGGCTTAAAGAACTTGGTAGTCCACGGCCTACGAAAGATATAGATTTGTTGATTTATGATGAGAGCAAGAAATTATTTGACACAAGCGGAGAACATGACATAATAAATGCAGCCAAAAACGATTTTTTAAAAGAGATATGGAATAAAAATTTAGACAATGAAGAAGTATCCTTAAATTCTCTTTTAGAGTTAAAAGGATACTCCTTCATACAGCATTTGCAGAATATGAATTTTGAAAAAGCGGCAACAGATGAGTTCGATATTAAGTTCTTAGCGGGCCAGTTGGGAGAAAAAACTAACTTGAATACTCTTAAAAAACACGTCGCTCCTGGTGAACTGTCGGAAGTAGCAAAAGTTGTTAATGAGGGTCTTTAATATTTAAATATTCTATTAATAGACCCTCAACTATCTTACCTTTTGAACCATCCTGTTCCATTAGTTTGTCAAGTATTCGTTGCTGTATTCTAACCCCTGACATCCTGACACGTTTTATCCGTTTCGGCAACTTAGGTCTACCTGGTTTAAGTATTTTTTGGGTCATAACGCTAAACCATAGACAATGATTGATCTGCTTTGCGGATAAATGACTCCCATTTCTCCAACTTAGCAAAAAGAATAGCAGGTATTGCGATAACACATTCGGCATTTTGGTAATAACAATTTTTCCAACCGAATTTATTCATGTATGCGTTTGGAACATATTCACCAGTAGTATATTTTCTATATCCAAATTGAGTAGAATTAACTATCTCAAAATCATTTTCCCCTTTCACAAGCTTTGTTGCTTTTCCAAAATTATTTTTCCGTGCAAAGCTATTTGACTTTGTTTTGATCTCTGATATTACGTCTTTTGCTAATTCTAATTTGTTCATGATGTTATCCCCTTTTTATTGAATTTATTATTTTTGTTATCTCAGAAAGTTCACCATCTGAAATATAATGTTTTACATTGTTGAAATAGACACAAAAGTTAAGTTTTCTAACGAGAAATTTAATATCAAATTCGTCGTTGTCTGCTTTTTGAAAATTCATGTTTTGGCAGTGTTGGACGAAGCTATAACATTTTAATTCCAAAAGAGAGTTTAATGACATATCTTTATTGTCTTTTTCTTTCTTCCATATTTTCATAAAAAAATCGTTTTTGGCTGCATTAATATAATCTACATTTTTTATATGATCGTGTGAAAACATCTCTTTTTCTTTATCATATATCATATAGTCAGAATCGTCTGTGTGTCTTGAACTACCAAGCTCTCTTAACTTTTGGCCGCCTATTAAAAGCATTTATCTCTCCTTGTTTTAGTATGGTTAATATTACAATATAATATAATAAATGTCAAGCGCTTTATTAAGGTGATAGAAATATTTTATGCATATATTGGCATAGAACTTGACTTTTACATGTAAAAAATATAAAATTTACATGTAAAAATATAGCGGAGGCGACCCGAACAAACGCAAACCGCAGGGGTAAACCTGAAACGCCTTTACAGATAAGGAGAATATCTGGGGATGACTCTGACATTAGAAGAATTAAAAGAACAGAACGCAAAAGAGGAAGCCGAAAAAGCACCCGAATCAACAGAAGAAACCGTAGAGACAGAAGAAGCGGAAGAGACTGAGGACACGGAAGCAACGGTAGAACCTTGGATGCAAGAGGAAGAGGCAGAAGAGCAGACTTCTGAAGATCCCTCAAAAAGTGTGCCTGTTGGCAAGTTTGTATCATTAAAAAAGGAACTTAGGGGAAAGATTGCAGACCGAGACGAAGAGCTTGAGAAAATCAAGGCTGAGTTAGAAGCATTGAAAAGTTCTGCCCCGAAACCTAAACCTGTTTTAAACCGGCCCAAAGAAAATGATTTTGACACAGATGAGGAATACGACCTTGCTCTGTCAAAATATGATGAAGATAGGCTACAAGATACAGCGAACCGGTTAGAAAAGAAAAAACAACAGGAACTTGAAACAAGGCAGGCACAAGAAAAGATAAGCGCCGCAATGGACGCTCATTATGAGCAAGCGGATGAGCTTATCAAAACAAGTGGAATTGCAAAAGAGAAATACATTGCAGCCTCTACCAACACCAAGGCCGTATTTGATGAGCTTTTCGGTAAAGGTGGGAACGATGTGTTTGAAAATGTTTTTGCAAAGCTTGGGAAAGGCTCCGAGAAATTAGAATATTTCATAGGGGTTAACCGAGCAGCCCAGGATAAAATCAAGGCACTTGTGAAAGAAGATCCATTGGGGATTTCATTAGCAATGTGGCTTGGTCAAGAAAAGCAACGATTATCAAAACCAATTAAACCACGAAGTAACGCACCAGATCCGACAGCCTCATTGAAAGGTGATGAGAAATCCAATGTTTCACCGAGCAAATACAAGAAAAAGTATGATGCTGCAGGAGCTGGAACTCAAGCCGCTTACAACGCAAAGAAAGAAGCTAAGGCCGCTGGTGTAGATACTTCGACATGGTAGGAGAATAAAAAATGTCATTATCATCTGGTAAAATAGCAGAAGTAATGTTTGAAAAGTACAAAGAAACATACGATCATCAAGATAGTATGTTGCCTTTGGTTAACAAAACAGACCCAGAGTCGGGTATGCTACAAAACTCTGGAAATGTTGTATGGTATCCAGTCCAGCAGCACCGACCTATTATTTCAGGTTGGGATCTGACAGGAGAGGAAACCGGAATCATTGAAGAAACTTACCCGGCTGTACTCGGAACACCGAACAATGATTTTGTTCAGCAAAGGGCCGATGACCTTAGGACAAGGATCTTTTGGGAACGAGCAGCGGATCAGGGGGCAAGACGACAAGCAACAGAATTGAACAAGGATCTTGCCCAGGCAATAGCAACACAGGGCGGTTTATTTTACAGATCCAACGCCACAAGCGGCTATGATTTTATCGCAGAAGCAAAAGCGATCATGGACGAACGGCAATCAATCATGACCGAAAGGTGTTTTATTCTTAATGACCGTGATAACCTTACCTTCTCGACTGATCTTGCAGCAAGGCAAACAGTACAAGGCAGACCAGAAACAGTATGGTCAAAAGGCCAGATTGCCCAGAATGTAGCAGGGTTTGAAAATGTCTTAACCGGATCTTTCCTTCCCAACCTTACCGGCGGCGCAGATCCAGCCGTGACAATTACAGGCGATCAGTCTTTTGCTCCTTCTGGTGGAACTGTTAACGCTACGACTAAGGTAGTAACAAACGTCGATTACCGTGAGGCTTCACTTGTCGTTAACGATTCTTCGCTATTAACTGTTGGTGACAAGTTCACCATTGAGAACAGTGGAACAGCGGTTCAGTCTCTTGGTCTTGCAGACAAGACAGCAACTGGTCAGGCCATGACATTCACCGTCATCGAATTGACAGACGCAACTCACATAAAAGTATACCCAAAACCGATTGCAGCCGATGACGCAGCATTGACTACCCTTGAAAAAGCATATGCGAATATCAACACAAAGATTTTGGATGCGGCAACCATTACCAGGCTTAACATTGACGCGACAAACAAAACCAATATCTTTTTTGACAAATCAGCCATTGAGGTTATTGGCGGATCAATTCCGGCTGAATTATTTGCACAGTATGATGGCATGAAAGTTATTACTGATTCTTTGGCAAATGGTCTTCAGCTATACATGGTATATGATGGGGATCTTGCAACAATGAACTTCCGTTTTCGTATCTTTGTGTGGTACGGAATAACAGTATGTGCCCCTGCTAATTGCGGTTGTGCAGTTACTTATTAAATTTAATCCTTGTGTGGGTGTAACAGCCCACACATGAACAAAGGAGAAAGACAATGGCAAAAGCAAGTAGTTTCGAATTTGTACACTATGGTTTAGTAACGGAATATCCAGAAGACTTGAACTTGGATCTTGCAGCCGATGTGGTTGTAATGCCTGTTACCCATCCAATGATAACCAAAACAACCGGAGCAGACGCAGAAGCATGGACACTGGCAAACGGTATCCCCGGTCAGACATTGACAATTCATCTTGATGTTGATGGTGGTGGCACTGGTACTTTGACACCGGCCACGTCTTCAAATTGGTCAACAATCGCATTTGCAGACGCAGGAGATCAAGCGACTCTATTGTATGTTGATGACACGATTGGTTGGATCATCCTGTCTGTATTTGGTTTGACAGCACAGCCAACAGTAGCGGCTTAAATTCATCCTGGGTGGGGATTACCTCACCCATTGAACAAGGAGAATAAAAAATGAACAGAGATTTTTTTCATACAGGTTTGCAAGTCGGAAGAAGTGCAATCCAGTCATTGATTGGTGGGCTTGGACCTGGAACGATCTATTATGTAGATTATAGATCTGGTGCAGACGGGAACGACGGCCTTTCATGGGCAAAAGCATTCAGGACATACAGCAAAGCAGTTGCAATGGTAACGTCAAACAACAATGATGTTATTCTTATCGATGGTGATTCGACTGTGGCAGAGACAGCAATGGTAACTCTGAGTAAAAACAGGGTCCACACAATCGGAATGAACGGTGCGCTTGGTCATTATGGTCAAGGTGCTAAAATATCCGTAGGTGTAACCACGGCGGCAACAGACATTGCAACGATCAAAAACACAGGTGTCAGGAATACATTCACCGGGATCAAAGTTATCAACGAAAACACAGTAGCGGAAGGTCTTTATGGATTTGCTGAAGGTGGAGAGTTCACAAGATTTTTTAATTGTGAGTTTTACAAATCAACGGATCTTGATGATGCCGGCGCTTCTGAGTTTCTTCATAACGGTGATTCAGCAATGTTTTATAATTGCACGTTCGGAAGCTCTGCAAACATAACCGGGAATATTAGAGCTAACGTCCTTGTGACGGCTACACTGTCAGGCAAAAAATGTCGTGATACTTATTTTGAGAACTGTATTTTTCTTGCGAAAGCAGACGATACAGACAAAGTTATGGTATACGGTGCAAATGCAACCGACGTTGAGAGATTGTTTCTCATGAAGGATTGTACCTTTTTTAACAATCCTCTTGCCGCTGGAACCCCTGCACATGCTGTAGGATTCGGCGCAGCTCAAACACAGGGTGCTGTTATTCTTAAAAACTGTACCTCGGTTGATTGTACCGTAATGGCACAAGCAGCAGTAGGTATTTATGTTGACGGTGCCGTTCCAACGTTTGCAACATCTGGTGTTTCTGTAGCTTCTTAATTTTTAACGGGTGGGGTAATTCCCACCCAACAAGGAGTAAATATGGGAGTTGTGTTATATAGACCTGGAACCACCCACATTGTGAACGGTATAGAGTGTGAAGCCAGAGTATTTGACGAATATTCATACCTTCACAATCTAACTATAGGGTGGTCATACTCACCAGAATCATGTTATACTAAAAAAGAATTAACCGATACAGAAATCAGGAAGATAGCAAAAGAAAAGAATATAAAACATTGGCACAATAAAAACATTAATCGATTAAAAAAAGAGGTTGAAGAATGGCAACCGGAGATTTAAAGATTGACTTGATTAATGGTGCTTATTCTCACATGAGGATATCTGGTATCACTGTTCAAGCCTCATCAGAGGATAATAAAATAGCCCTTACTACAATGGAAGAATTGGCTTCCAACCTGATGGAATTGAACATATGCTTGAATTATAACCTTGAAGAAACCCCAGACGTTAACTCAACATCTGGTATAAATAAAAAACACAGGTCAGCTTTTAAATGGGTGCTGGCTGAACATCTTCTATCAGAGTTTGGGAAGGGAGCAGCCGATAAGATAGATCAGAATCTATTTAGAAAGTCTGGTGCCGGCCTGTCTTTTCTTTATTCAGTAACAGCTAACCCACAGCAAACACAATACCCAAATAGACAAGCAATCGGTAGCGGTAACTCCCTTAAGTGGGGACGATATAGAAAGTTTTATTCTCCTGTGTCTGAAGCTCCAAACGAATGTGATACAAATAGAATGGTCGTCGGTAATATAGATGATTTTGTAGAGCATTTTGATTCTTGGTTGATAGACAGTGAGGAAGTAGCATCTTATACGATTGCAGCCGATACCGGGCTAACGATTGTATCAAGCTCTTTAAGCACACCGGACGTTTCGTATCGTATAAATGCGGTAGGTACTGCAAGTCAAAGCGCATATCTACAAGTTAAAATAGTTGCAACATCAGACAGCGGAAGAATAACAACAAGATTAATTAACTTTGAACTAACAAAAATAACGGACCCATCATGAAACAACCAGTTTCATTAATAAAGGGTGATGCAATAGCAAACGGCTTAGAGACTGATTATCGTGATAATCTACCGGTCAATTTCTATGCAGTGAAAAAAGAAATACTTGGGGCTAATGGTTATATGATTCAGTACCCTGGGATAACTCTTTTCGGTACAGGATTTGGTAAAGACCGTGGAGGTGTATATAATGAACGGTTTTCTAACCAATACCGTGTGTCAGGGACAAAGATGGTTTCCGTATCTTCCAGTGGTGTTGTAGCTGAATTAGGTGATATACCCGGGGCAAGCCAAGCAAGAATGGAAGGTCTATATTCTTTTAATACACAGGCAGTTATAGCAGACGGTAAGTTTTTTTTATATGATGCTACAACAGGATTTAGAGAGGTCACTGATACAGATCTCGGTAGCCCGATCGATGGCGTTTGGGTCGACGGGTATTATTTTATGACAGACGGTGAATATATATTCCATACTGATATAGCTGATGAATCTGCCATTGATCCACTAAAATTCGCAACGGCAGAATTTATGCCTGATCCTTCGAACGGTATATCTAAAACACAAGATAATAAAGTTATGGTGTGGGGCAGGTATACGCTTGAATACTTCTTAAACGATGCTTCTGAAAATTTCGCATTTACAAGAATACAAAACAGGGCGCAGAAAATAGGGATTGTAGCAACTCACGCTAAATGTGAGTCCGGCAGTAATTTTTTTATAACTGGTGGCTACAAAGATTCAGCCGTAGGAGTGTATAAAGTTGGTGTTGGGAGTTCAATAAAAATATCGACAAGAGAAATAGATAAAATAATCAAACAATATACAGAGCCTGAACTTTCTGACATGCGAATGGAGGCAAGGACAGAAGATGACATTACATTTATTCTTGTCCATTTGCCGAACGAAACGCTTTGCTTTAACGAGTCAACAGCACAATCATTTGGCATTGAATTGGCATGGTCTATATTAAGATCAGACACACAAGGAAGAACCAAGTATAGATGCATTAACGGCGTGAATGATGCTCGATTGTCAAGGTGGGTATATGGTGACAATCAGGGTACAAATATCGGCCTTTTAGACAATGATGTATGCACCCATTACGGTAGCATAGTTGAATCTATACTTTATACAGCCTTTTTAAACCTTGAAACATATTCGATTGATGAACTCGAACTTGAGACAATCCCAGGCCACACAACAGATATAAACGCTAAAGTTGCATTCTCATTAACATATGATGGGCTAACATACGGGAAGGAATGGTGGCAATTGTACGGAGAACCAAACGATTATAACCAACGATTTTTTTTAAGAAGACTTGGAATAGTCAACGATTGGGTTTCTTTCAAATTTAGATGCGCTTCAGCGTCAAGGATGGCATTTGCTATCATGGGGGTGACTTATTCCTAGCATGACGATAGCACAATTGAGGGGTCTTGTATTAAGTGCGGCAGATCTGCGTGTTATGAACCCAGACTGGACAGATGCAATGATAGAAGACTATTTAACCCTTTTTGAAAACATATTATTACTTGCTGGAGGCATTAACGACAGCGCAACAAAGTTGCCAACAGCCCCAGAGGATAATATAATAGTATTTGATTCTGATGGTGATCTAAAAGATAGCGGAGAATCAGTTGATACTATACGGGCAAGGTCATATTTTTATGCGAGGATACATTAATGTCAGATGAATTTAAACAGCTCGTAACAGGTATAAACCCAACGTCAGGAACCGGTACAACAGAATGGTTCGCTGTGCCTGCAAATCATCAATATCAAGGGTATGTTAGAGCGACATTCAATGCGTCTTCTGGCTCGGCAACATCTGAATACAAAATTTATGGGCTTTCTTCATCCGGTGCAGCAACAACCAATATAAATCTTGAAGCAAGAAATGAGCTTGATTATGGTGATTTTGCATATCATAATTTTGACATGGGGCCGGGTGAAGTCCTTTCGGTTGGGTCTGATAGCGATAGAATAACCTTTAATTTCAGAGGGTTGGATATAGATGGTTGATAGAATAGAAAGAAGAGTCAATAAAACGTCGCTTACTGATGAAAACAGGACAGATATTTCTAATGATAATCCATTACCATCAAAAGATATAGATTATAATAATAGAGGTTCACTAAACACAGTCTTTGGAGAAAAGTTAACAGCAATAAGAAAGTCATTAATTGCGGCTCAATTTCAATATGGATTTCCAGCAGCCAATGCGGATGCAGTAACCGCGAACGGTGGTACTATAACGGTTGTTGAGTCAATGTTGATAGCTTCTACCGGAACAAATGTTGCAGGGGCCGCAAGCATAGCAAATCGAAAAGCACTAAGATATTTACCTGGGCAAGAAGCATTCGCAAATTTCACATCAATATTCACGACTCCGAAAGCAGATAGTTACCAAAGGGCTGGCCTATTTGATGATGCAAACGGTTTTTTTGTAGGTTACGAGGGCACAACATTTTACGCAACAAGAAGGCGTGATTCAGTTGACACAAATCATGAAATTGACTTGAGTTCTATTTTTGATGTTGAGGAAGGTGTATTTGATCCAACAAAAGGAAATATCTATAGAATTTCTTTTGGGTATTTGGGTTTTGCAACGATAAACTTCGAAGTAATGTGCCCATGCGGCAACTGGAAACTATTACATAAGATAGAATATCCTAACACGGAAACTGTTACTCATATACTGAATACAAACCTACCACCAAGAATGCAAGTAGCCAATACTGGTAATAACACTGACCTATCTATTAAAGTCGGAAGTTTCACGGCGGGAGTTATAGACGGTGGCGGGGTTGACCCAACGTCGAGAAGATTTACATTCGCGCAAACAGCCAAAACAATAACGGCTGGTACGTTGATGGTTGTTACATTCAGGAGCAAGGCAACGTTCGCGACTCTTACAAATTATATTGAATCGTTGCTAACAATGCTTGTTTTTAATTCTGATCTTAGCAAGAGTTCCTTATGGGAGCTTGAAAGAAATGGAACAATTGTTGGGACTCCAACATGGGCAGATATAAACACAAATGATTCGACCATTGAATACTCAACAGATGCAGTCGTAACAAAAGCAACCGGCGAATTGATGTTCGCAATGCCACTTGGGAAAGTTGATAGAGAAGTCATTACAGACTTAGAAGTGCAAGAAATTAATTTATTACCTGAAGATTATATAACATTATACATAACAACACCAGGCGGTACAAGTGGAACATATGATTTAGCTTTTAGATGGAAAGAGTTGTTTTGATGAGATTCAAACAATACAACGGTGACTTAATGGGTTTACCAACAAACGAGAATCATTTAAATTTCAGATGGTGTGAACATGGGTGTAAGGTTTTATTCTCGATGACAAGAAAAGGCCGGGCAGCATCTTGTCATTTTGCAAGCGATAAGAACGGAATGAAGAAAATAGTTCAAGCAATAAATGAGTTTTGCCAATTTGTTTTCATGAATTTTAGTTGGTGTGTTATGATATTAGCGTTAATTAAATTGAAAGTTGTCAAAAGTATTGTGAAAAGTTGTGGTTTTGCTTGGATAGCAAGCGACAGGAAACAAGCTTTGTATATCAGGAGAAAAACATGGGTGATTTAGTTGGTGGATTATTAGAAACTGCAACATTTGGGTTGTATGAACATGATAGCGCAGCGGAACAAGCTGCAAGGGCATCAACTCAAGCAGCGGGTACGACAGCAGCGGCACAAAGAGAAGCCCTTGATTACTTGAAAGAACGAGAAGCATTGCCGCAACAATTTAGAGAGGGAGCTTTAAAAGGTCTTGGTGGGCTTTACGGGCTTGAAGGTGGTACAGGTGATCAACAGAAAATGATAGACAGAGCTATACAGTCGCCTTTGTATCAAGCAATAATGGGCGGCAAAGAAGCCGGAGAAGAATCAATCTTGCGGTCTGCGTCTGCAACTGGTGGGCTAAGATCTGGTGATGTCCAATCAAACCTCTATGATTATAATACACAGCTATCCAATAAAGCCTTACTCGAATCATATAATCAACAGTTACAAGGTTTGCAGGGTATGGCTGGTCTTCCTTCATACGCTCCACAAATAGCACAAGGAACGGCTCAGATCGGTCAAACGTTGGGGCAGGGACAAGTGGCAAGCGCACAAGCATTACAGCAAGGGGCGCAGAGTGAGACAAGTAATATATTTGGGTTGGCTGAACTTGGTATTGGAGCATACGATGTCGGGTTGTTCAGTGATAGGAGGTTGAAAAAGAATATTACTAAGGTTGGTGAGGTTAACGGACATAATTACTATCATTGGGATTGGAATATGGTGGCCGAAAAGATGGGGTTAAAAGGAAAGTCAGAGGGTGTTCTTGCTGATGAAGTTTATAAAACAGATCCAGATTGTATTTTAATCAACAATGGATTTCTGATGGTTAACTATACAAGACTTGGAATTTTTGAGGGGGTGGCCCATGCCTAATCCATTTTATGTGCAACCTGCCGGAGATTACAGTTCACAGTTTAAGGGTCTTCAAGAAATTATCGGAAAGGTAGGAGAGAAACGAGAACAAGAATCAGCCATGCAAGCAAAAGCCGAAAAAATGGCAGCAATGAAACAAGAGGTTTCAGACGCTTATGAATCGAACGACATTAACAAAATTGATGCAGTTAGAAGAAAATATCCAGATCTTGCCATGAAAGTTGGTGAGGCACTATCTCAAAAATACCCTGGTGAATCAGGGACAAAGCTGAAAGACGCATATTTTAGAGCCGCAACTGATTTTTCGCAAGCTCCACAGCTATTAGATGAAATGAGAAAACAATTCGCTATGGACGGAATTGACCCACAGGAACAGGCCAAGCTTGATGAATTTCAAACGTTACTTGATACAAATCCTGAAGAGGCAAAGAAAAAGATTACTTCTGAATTCGGATTGGTCGCCTCTGAGGATGAATGGAAGCGTTACCAAGATATTACGAAAGAGAAAGGCGAAGGTAAATTGCCGTCTTCAACAATACAAGAATACAACATAGCCAAAGAACAGGGATATACTGGTACGCTAATGGACTATAAAAAGAAGATAGCAGAAGGTATGGGCAAAACGAAGAAACAAAAAACCGGGGCATTCCTTGTCAGAAAACCAGATGGCACAGTAGAAATAGCCGTAGGTTCGTTTGATCCAGAAACCGGAAAGATAAAAACTGAAACTGCAAGTTTAGACGGTCTTGATATAATTTCAAAGCTTGGAGAAACAGCAGTAGAGGAAACAGAAAGGAAAGTAGGACAAAAACGGAAAGAAGCTACTGTAGTCGGTGAAGAAAAGAGAGCGTCAGAACTAATAGATAGAGGATTGCTCGCTGCAGAATCAACAGCTACTATACGAAGAGCAGTGGACCTATTGGATGGGATAGAAACCGGAGGAATCGAGGCTGTAAAATTCGCAGCCAAACGATTTTTCGGTGTTGAGGGTGCGAATGAAGGTGAATTGTCAAACTCTTTAGGCAAAGCGGTATTATCTCAATTGCGTGAAACATTTGGTGCGCAATTTACAGAATCAGAAGGTAAACGCCTTGAAAGGATAGAGGCTTCTTTTAGCAAAAACACAAAAACGAATAAAAGATTACTTACTCAGGTCTTGCGAATAGCTGAAAAGACAGCAAGACGAGCAAAAAAAGCGGCAGAAAAAAGGGGTGACTTGGATACATCTGAGGATATCTCCGATTTATTAGAGTTTTCTTTATCGGAACCAGACGAATGGATGGAACAAAAGAAAGCCGATGAAATGACAGATGATGAGATAAAGGAATATTTAAAAACTCAAGGGGCTAAATAATGGCAACGCTTGAAGAAGTAAAACAAGAAGCTTTAAAGAGGGGAATTAAACAAGAGGTTTCATTTGATGAATCCGTAAGACAAGAAGCTTTAAAGCGTGGCATTCAGACAGATGTAGATATAGAAAGTTCTATTATAGATCAATATAAACAAGGAACGTTGCCGCCACAAAAACAAACCATAGTTGATGAATTACGGAAACGTGCTCAAGATGTTGGGCCATTTCAAGCGTTTTTGATAGGCACTGGTAAGGGGTTTACAAATATTGCGCGTGGGCTTGGCATTGTGGAACCTGAAGATGAAATAGAAAAACTTGGTATGGAAGCCTTGAGAACGGAAAGACCATATACGACAGGAGCTGGCGAAATAACAGGAGAGGCAGCACCATTTTTAATTCCTGGGACATTAGCCGGGAAAATAGCATCAATTCCGTTGAGGGTTGGTGCTTCCGGTATTGTTGGAGGTTTAGAAGGTGGGGTTGTACAAAGGGGGAAAGGTGAAGATGTCGCAAAAGGAGTCGGTATCGGTGCGAGTATTGGAATGGGTGCTGAGATTTTGTTCCCTGTGGTTGGTAGCTTGGGCAGTAAGATATTTCAACGGGTGACTGGAAAAGCACCAAAAGGGGCCTTACTTGATTTATCAGGAAAACCCACTCAAGAATTTCAAGAAGCTCTTGACTCAGCAGGTATATCATACGACGAACTTATAGAAGGTGCAACGGAAATGGTCAAAGGTCAAAGGCCAGGTGCAGAACCAGGCCAAGTATCAAGGGCCGCGCTTTTCAAACAAGAGGGCATACCTGCCACCAAAGGTGAAATAACAAAAGATTTTGAGCAATTATCTACAGAACAAAGGCTGCTTGAATCCCCTGGTGAGGTTGCAAGCGAGCCAATCAGACAATTTAAATTGAAACAAAGCGAATCAATAAAAGAAAGCCTAAAAAAGAACATAGGTTTTGAGCCTGACAAAGAAGAAACAGGTCAATTGATACATGATGCTCTTACGGGTCGTAAAAAGTTACTTAGAACGCAAAAGAATGCGCTCTATACAGAAGCAGCCGAAGCAGCCGAAGACATAGGCGGAATACCTTTAATTTCTGATGGAATAAAGGATGCTATACCAGACCCAGACACGTTGGAAGATTTGGCTATAACTTCTCCACAATCCATAGAGTCTCTCAATAAGATTCTAACAAAATATGGGCTTATGGAACCAACCGAGGATATGGTTAAAGCAGGTTTCGAACCAACACAATTAAATATTAAAAATTTTGAAAGATTCAGAAAGACACTCAATATGATAGGCCGTGGTGATCAATCTGGCGCTGCGAATGTGGCAATAGGCCCAATAAAAGATGCATTAGACTTAGAACTCGATGAACTTGCAAGAGTAATACCAAGTAACAAAATGCCTAAAGAAATATTCGAAAAGCTAAAAGAGGCAAGGAAAACGGTAAGAACACTTAAAACAGAGTTCAGTCCTCAATCGATAGTAGGCAAAGTTATTGATACCAAAAAGGATGGAGTAACACAAATCACAGAAGCAAGTAAAATATATGATACCATATCAAGGAAATCACAACCTGTTGAAAACGTCAGAAAGTTGGTTTCATCATTAACAAAGTCAGGGGATAAAGGCAAACAAGCCATTTCATCGTTGCAAGCGTCGACAATTCTTGATCTTATAGATGCAGGTTTCGGAACAGAGTCAAGAAAGATAAGCGGTATAAAAGTTTTCAATCCTATTGCATTCAAAAAAAGAATGAAGGCAATAGGTATAGATAAAATAAATACTATTTTTGCCAATGAGCGTGTAATATTAAAAAGTCTTGGTAATATCAAAAAAATATCTTCCGAGTTAATACCACCAGCAGGTACACAACCAAAGGGTTCTGCCTCTGTCATACTTGACTTAGCTAACAAACTTGGTATTGCAGGTTTATCAACAAAAATACCAGGTGGGGCCTTATTGATCGGAGCATTACAAAAGATAGCAGATCCTGTAAAAAAAGGAATAACAGTATCAAGAGCTTTAAAATCTGATCCAGATGTAATAAATTTATCAACAATGATTGAAAGACAATTACCAGGGATAGCGTCAGCAATGTTAATACCAATAGCCGCAACAACAGACAACCGACAGGAGAAAAAATGAAATTAAAAAGTTTTATACTATCAATTATCTTTGTGTTATTTTTTGTAGTGGCGCAAGCATCGACTATAGTGAGGTTATCCACGGAATATTTCCCAGATCCTACAAGGGGTAAACCTGTATCAAGTGGATCGATATATATTGGTGTGCCTGATCTTGATCCAGAAATAATAGCCAATCAAATACAAGTAACAGCAGTACAGGAAAGCGGTGTTTCTGTAGCAATCAGTCAACCTATTTCAACAAGTGCCGGTGGCGTGCCATTATACAATGGTTCTCCTGTTATATTGACGGTTTCAGAATCTTATTCACTAAAAGTTTTAGATTCCTATGGTTCTCAGGTTTATTATATCCCAAATAGTTTTGCACAAAGCGTCTCTGAGATATTATTTTTATCGGATTATTCTTGCGATTTGGCAGCGGCTATATCTGATATAGGGGCCAATATAACAACGATCATTATAGATTGTGACGCTATTGTTGCTTCTGGGACGACTGTAACAACACCTAAAACGTTATCGTTAGATATCATAAAAGGCGGATCAATAGATGGCGTCGCCGGTGGTGATACTGAAACACTAACTATTAACGGTCCATTAAGCGCAGGTGTTTATCAGATTTTTGGCTCAAATCTTACCGTCAACGGTAAGCCCCAAATAGAAAAGGCATATCCGCAATGGTGGGGTGCTATATCAGATCTTGGTACAGGAGACACAGATAATACAAGTGCATTCACAAAAGCCGTAACTTTTCTAAAAGCTGTGAATGGTTCCACCGGTGGTATCTTAGATTTGGGATCGGCTGGCACGGGGTTTTTGACAGGAGAGATTGCAGTCACAAGCTACAGGGGTTTAGTCGTAAAGGGCAACAACACCAAAATGCAAATGATAGATACAGGCACTAACGATTATGTATTTAAGTTCACGACTTGCCAGGACATAATTGTTGAGAAAGTTCATTTCGTTGGTACATCTGATACAGTTGCCACATACGATTCCGGCAATAAACAATCTGGCATAGGCGTTATCGGTGGCTCAAATGTAACCGTACGGGATTGTTTTTTTGAGAAATTTATTTCTATGGGTATTTATTCCGAGGATATGACTCCTTCAACGGTTGTGGAAGGTATGAGGATTTACAATAATATTTTCAGGGATTTCCCTCTTGACGCTACAACGAGTGAACAGTGCGCTATTTATCTTGATTCAGAATATTCAATCGTCCAGAACAATACTTTTCAATTTGTGCCAAGCGCAGCAAGATTTTTTAACGGCGCAAATAGTAAATTTATAGATAACATCGTTTTTAACTTGAACGGACAATACAACACAACTTCTGCGGCATTTTACCACGAAGATTCAGATAATTTTGGGAAATTAGAGATAAGCCGAAACACGTTTAATCATATAGATTCCGGCCAAGTATTGATGAAAATACAGGGTGATACTGCAATTGATCGAAATCCTGTTTATATCCGTGACAATCAGATGTTGTCAAACGGGACCATAACACATGCCAGGCATATATGGATTGTTGAAATGGATAGAACACAAATTACAAACAATAGTATCCGACCGAATGTCGGGATATCACTGCCGGCGGGGGAAGAATGCATAAGGGTAGAAGATTCTAAGGATGTCTTAATCAGCGGCAACTATTTAAACCGGGGCGATTATGCAGTCACAAATGATAATAGTACATTGATCTTTGGTCAAAATACAATTGAAAATCAAGATACAGGTGTATTGCAAACCCTTAACGGTGGAACGTTCAAAGTCATAAAGAACAGGACATACGGGTTTCATGTCCTTGCAAACGGAACCGCTGGCAGTGACATTTTTGATGATCCAGGGGTTACTATCCCCGCACATGCGACACCCGGTTATTACGAGTTTGTACACTCATTTGGATCAGAGAATTACACTGTTTCAATCACATCTGATGAGTTGACAACCGCTGTTGAACGGCATTGGGAGATAGTTAGACGGGCAGCAGTGCTTGATATTAGATGTTATGACGGGACAGGAACACCAGTTTTGGTGGATCAAGATTTTGTAATGACTATAACACACGGCATAGATTCGGAATATTTATTAGATTTAGAATAAACGATTAATTAAAGCGCCTGTGTCTATGTTACAGGCGCTTTAATACATCATTATCGTTACAATGATTCTTGTACCGAGATAGTCTGTTTTACACGGTTATAATCCAAACTTTTATCTTTAA